CCAGTCAACCATCCTCCGGAAGAGTTCATCCAATCCAATTGGTATACCTCTCCATTAATAACCATGAGTGGTCCTATTGCGCTATAACATGCGCATTTAAGACACCACAACATAAGAGGATCAGTCCATTGAGTATAGCGCTTAAGAGCTATGAACAAGGCGTGACCAAATTCAGAAACCACTGAAGTATCATAACCGGAAAAATCGCCTCCACCATGCAAGCCTTTTGAAAAGAGCTTGTCAAAAGCACGGCGCATCTTCCGAGAAAGTAAGGCCCATTCGGGTCCATGAGGGTTGATTCCTATTGCCACATCCGATGAGGTGCGATGTTCCTTCATAAAGGTAACAACATCACCTAATACCATAATAGTAAAAATCAAATGTGCCAAAGATCCAACACAGAAGAGACGAGTTTTGCCTGCTAGTACGCGAGCCAAGTCCCGAGTCTCATCTTTAAGACAGGCTGAAACAACATTTCTAGGTTCATACCCTTTCTCTATAGCAATAAATATAGCGTCTATCGCTGCATCGAGTTCAGGGCAAATCCACAAAATTCCATTCTCATCCCACCCCCATAACTCAGATCTATTCTTGAAGCCTTTGCACTTCATATCATATCCAATAGATTTAGACATATCAAGCATTCTTAGAGCATCCTCTTTAGAGAAAAACTTGAAGTCTTTACGAGTAGTGGGGAAGAAACCTTCAAACGCCCTCTCGGGTTCATGAAGAAACATTTCTTTCAACCATTCTGGGAACAACCGTACTGGAGGAGAAACCATTTTGGCAACCGCTAATGCTAAGGGCCTAACCAAAGCAGTATCAGTCTCAACATCAGTAAGTTGCTCAAGATCTCCCATGCATTCTATATTTCTACCAACAGGTACAACAGTTGGCTTCAATAAAGCAGGAGCCCATTTAACAGACCATATGGGAGCTATGGTATCATTTCCTTGAAAAGGGGAAGGAAGAAAATTTGTCTCAGTGGGCATAAAATCAGGAAAGTCCGTAGCTCCAAGAGACAACATTCTACCATCAAACTTTTGTCTTCTGACTGGCTTAAGATTGCATACACAATCAGGAAACCAAGCACCCTTATTATAAACATAGATGCTATCAGAATTCTGAAGTGAAATAGTTTCC